TTAATGTGACACCATACGCTGTCGCCCTTCCAGGAGCCCTTGACCTTTTTGTAGTGGCCGGACTCAAAGCTCACCAGGATCTCGCCGGCGCCGGTGATCGGCGGCGGCACCGGCCCAGGCATCGGAACGCCGTCAGGATCCAGCCGCTGGTTGATCGCATCAGATAGTTTTGCCATGGTCACACTCCTTTTGTCAGGGATTTAATCCAGGCGTTAAAGCTCGCGCGGGTGCGGGCCCGCTCCTCGGGCGGGTCGAACTCGTTCTCAAGTATCCGCGGACGCCAGCCGGCGAGCGAGCACAGGATCGCCATGCCTTCAAAGTACCTGGCCTGGTTATGGATCAAAACAATCGCCCTGCAAATCCGCTGGCTCACGGCCCAGGGCACCGTGATCCGGTTCTTGACCCTGGACGAGTTCTTGACCAGGGTCTTGAGCTCCTCCTCCTCGAGCCGGAACTCCTCCTTGATCTCCTCTAAATCCGACAGATCGTCAAGGGCAATAACATTGTGCTTTTTCATAACCATTTTCCATGCCCAGCCCCAATGATGTGGCCTCCCGCGGCAAGCTGGGTGTACCGCGGGAGGCGCGACCTATTTCAGCTCGGGCTCTTCAGCCACCAAGCCGAATGAGGCCGCCTTCGCGCCCTCGACATGGAGCTGAACAATATCTGATATCGCCTCGACGCCCTCGCCCAGGTCCGCATCGGCCTGAACGACATAGACGGTGTCACCTGGCAGTTCGCCCGAGATGAGAGAAAAGCTCAGCCCGTCAGGGTCGAGCTCGACTGTGCCATCCCCGCTCTGGACATCGACCGTGATTGGCCCATCCAGGGCCACTGCTTGTCCGGCTGCGGTAACAGGGTTACAGGTAACCTTGATCTTCTGTTCGTTTGTGATTGATAGTTCCAGCATGTTTTTTCCTTTCTTTTGTTGCGGCCGGCCGACCGCGAAGTTGAACCGACATTGCCCGCTGCGGGCCTTACTCCCACCGATAAAGATATTGGTGATGTACGTGATTGCTTTATCCATAGTACCTCGCACGATCATCACGATGAGTGCAGAAACCATTATAATGATAGCTGTTGCAGACCATTTCATATCCTCTCACCTTCCTCATCTGAAAACAAGCTTTCCCATTCGCCATCATCGTCCTTGAGCTCTTTCTCGAGTGCCCGCTTCTCGTCCCAGGCGCTGCGCTCGGCCGCGGTCAGCGCCTTTTCCTTGGCGATCCGCTCGGCCAGGGCATGCTCTGCGGCAATGGCCTCCAGGTCAAGCGAGAGCGGCCTGGCCATGCACAGCAGAGCCGCCTCGTCATAGCAGTGGTCCTCGAGCTTGGTGTCCACATCCTCGACGTTGTGCTCATCGTGGGTTAACGCCGGAATGGTCCGGATAAACGCCCTGCAGGTGTTGTATACCAGCAGCATCGGTGTGCCAAGCGTGCCGTCGGCAAGCTTTGGGATCCGGAGGCGCTCGTGCATCTGGCGGATCTTAAGCTTTCTGTTCGGATCCCCCTTGACGATGTTGGTGATCCCGTTGTTCTGGAAGACCTCCGCAGTGGCCTTGCCCTGGCCGCCGCCCTGGTAATCAGGCTTTTTGTTCCAGCAGTCAGGAGAAAGGATGTGCCGCACGCGCCCCTTGACGCCCTCCTCCTCCTCGATCTGCTTGATGTGCTCGGCGATGACCGGATCCGTCTCGCGCTTTCCGGTGTTGTCCGGCGCCCCGTCGAGCTGGCCGTAGAGCTCCTTGAACCGGTAGAAGCGGTTGTCGTTGTCGATCCACCACCAGGCAGCGCTGTAGGGTGCCCCGAAGCCCCAGTCGAAAGTGAAGTAGATCGGGGCCCCATCGGGGATCGGCCGCGGGGCGATGACGTGGTGCAGCTCTGAGAACAAAAACATCTGGCCCATAAATATGTCCCAGCGCCCGTCCTTGTAGGCGGTCCTCCAGGGCTCCGGCAGGCTGTTAAGGCGCGTGACATAGCCAGGGTCGGTGCGAAGCAGGATCGGGTTGTCCGATAGAAGCCCTGGGATGTACTGGCGCAGCAGAGGGCGGGCCTCCGGATTCTCCGGATCCCTGGGGGCTGCCTTTAGCTCGAAGGGCTCGGCATAGTCCACCCAGTGCTCTTTGACCCACCCGTGGCCGAGGTTACCAGGGTTGCTTGCACAGACAATCCCTGGGATCTTGTGCCGGTACTGCTCGGGAATATCCAAAGTGCAGCGCACGCGTCCGACCAGGTAATCATAGATGAACTTGGTGAAGGTGGTCAGCTCGTCTATGAGTAAGAGATGAATCTCGGCGCCTTGATAAACAAAGACGTCCTTGTCGTACTGACAATGGCAGAAGTGCATCATCGAGCCGTTGGGGAAATGCCAGTACTTCTCGCTCTTGTTGTAGTTGGCCATCTGAGTCGGGAACTCAAGCCAGCTCTTGATGATGTGGTTTGCGACCAGCTCGGGGTAGGTGCGCCGGAAGAGATAGACCTGCAGGTTGGGGATGCGAAGCGCCCACGCCAATCCTTCCATGCGCAGTGCATGGCTTTTGCCTGGTCCAGCCGCCCCACCAAAGAGGATCTCGTTGGCCGGCGACTCGTGGAGTTCGCGCTGCTTGGGCTGCGGGATGTAGCCGACATCGATGGTCTCGGGCACTACTCCTCTTCCTTGGTAAACCGCCAGATCTGCGCCTCGGTATGGCCGGTCGGTGCGCGCCGGCCTGTGTCCACGAACAGGCCCGAGGCCAGAGCATCCGCAGCGATCTGCTCGTTCTCGCTCCAGGCCTTGACGAAGAACTCACCTGGTTTGAGAAGATCGCTGCATTCCGGAATGTTGACCGTTAGCACCGCAGCCACCGTGCCATCGTTTGCTATCAGCTTTAAAGCCATCCGGCCGCCGGCTGAATAGATCCCTCGCTTCACCCGAACATTCCCATAGTTTTTGGTTTCAAAGTTCATGCCTGACCTCCTCTGTTATCCTTATTTGCCGATCCTGATTGTGCCAAGACCGCTGAATACCCCAAAGGCAGCAAGAAGCCATAACACAACAGCGATCACCACCACCACATTGAGGATCTTCTTGATCTTGGGATCCATCGGGATGTAGGAGTTCACCAACCATAGCAAAACCCCTACAATGATCAGGACTACTACGAGGCTAATCAGTGACATGACTTCTCTCCCCTCTGTTCGTTTCTTGCAATGGCAGCATTAAACCAAAACACTGCTTCTTCAAGATGAGTTAGCGCGAGCGAAAGCTCACGGCTACCAGGGCACATCACCACTACCGCCCTGGCCAGTATGCGAGTCATGGACCGGATTTGTTCATAACGCTCGGCCTGGGTGCCGATGGGTGCGTGATAGGTGAAATCGTTCTCGATCCGCTCCAAAAGCTCCTCTCGGGTCAAATACTTATTTGCTTCTCGTTTTGCAATGCCATCATCCATAGTGCCTCCCTTGCTGTGTGCTTGGTTTGACGTACTACTGCAGGCCCTTAAGCGTCTGCGCAGCCGCCGCCTTCTGGATTCTCATCTGGCATACAAAACTCTGCATGCGCTTTCCTCCACTTGTCGATAGCCTCATTTGCTACAATAGAACAGTGACAAAGTTCGGTGTGAAAGTTCCCGTCTACTATCGACACCTTCACACCCGTCCCGTGACAAGAACACGCCCGCATGGATGCGATCGCTCCTGCCAGCTCCTCTGCATGGTGGCATACTTCTTTGAACCTCTCTGATCTGTCGTCTTTGCTCATCTGAATCGCTCCGGTAATGGCTTGGGTTCGGGCACATTGATATTCACCTGGATAACCGCGCCACCCCCTCCAGGGGCGCCGTCGTTCTTGTCCAGGTTCCAGCTCTTTCGCTCCACGGCAACAGCCTTGTCGATCGTGTAGGCCAGGTCCTTGACCGCCTTGGCCTTTCCGCCCAGGGTCATTTTGGAAAGCTTGACATTGCCAGTTCCATCGTCAACCGCGGTGGCGTCGTTGACGTCAAGCTCTCTCAATATCCTGAGAGCCACGGCCAGGGTTTGATTTCCGGCGCCGCGGTGCTTTAGCTCGATGTCAGCTGCGAGTGCCGAATCGATTGCCAACACCTCCTCTTCGTATTCATCGGCACCTTTGCCGCTCGGTGGCCGCGGCACGCCGCGTCCGTTCAGGTTGGTGATGACCTCGTTTTTGCTGGATCTGGCCTTCTTCGCGCTCTCTGATGCGACCTTCTTGCGGGTGCGGTCTTTGAACTTGTGGACGGTGGCGCCGCGTTTCCATTTGTGGCGCACAGCGTATTGATGCAGGGACTGGTGAGTCAGATTCTCCCCAGGGTAATGCTCTTTATAGAGCTCGGCGATCCTTCGAAGCGGCAATCCGGTTTCATACTGGGCTTTAATCCAGCCCCAATCCTTTGCAACGACCTGTGCCATGGGAGTCCTCCTTGCTAAAGTCTACCAGCTCAGCGGTGTGGTGTCTATGTCCAGTTGCGGGGGCGACTCGTAGCCCACGATCTCCATGCACTCAGAGCAGATGATCGCACAATAGGGCTGCCGGCGGAAAAAGGGCCAGGTGAGGGCCAGGCGCCAGGGAAAGCGCTGCACCACGCCGCGCATGGCGGGCTCGAGGGGGAAATGCCCGCACTTGGGGCAGCGCACTTCCGGATAGGGGGCATCCTTGAGGAGGGTGGCCTCGATCGGCATGTCAATCCCAGATCCAGCCAGGCGAGCCGCAGATCGGGCAGCGCAGCTGTGAATCGTCACCGGTCTTATCGGCCATCAGGTCGCCGCCCACTCCCTGCCATCCGCAGCCATCGCAGGAGACGCCAAGCTTCAGCACCTCCCAGTCCTTGTCCTCAACCTCATCTCTGAGCTCAATCGGGTTCACGTGTTGCGACATTGCCTGAATCTCCTTTCAGTGTTAGCGCCGGCTGCCTGCGGCAACGCCGATCACTGTCCCCACAATCCCCATCCAAATCACCACGTAGTCGTAATCCTCATGGTTGTCGAGATAAAGCACGGTGGCAATGAGCGTGATGAAGGCAATGCCGAAATACAGCATCACCATTTGAGCCGAGAACGCCCGCCGGATAAACCGGCGCAGGCGTCTCATGGCTCTTCGATGCGGCGGCCGAACTTTTTGTTGGTCCGCTCGCACAGCGCAAGGGCAGCCTCGAGCTTGTTGGCAGGAATGTCCAAAACCGGCCCGTAGGCTTTGCCGAAAAGGGTG